TGAAGACTAAAAAGAAAAAAAGGAAAATTCTGCCGGGTATTAAGATAAAAAGATATATTGATGGCGGAAAAATTCCTGATGTTCCAAAATTTGATATAGAAGTAGACAGAGAAAAGCTACAAAAGGGAGTGATGGCTGTTGAAAGTCTTAATGGTATTCTTATGAAGAACCCACAAACTTCTGCCACAGGTTTATATGGTCAGCTGTTTAAAGAAATAAAGGACTCTGAGATGTTAAAAGGAGTAACTAGAGATGATTTTGCCAGAAACATAGAGCTTCAAAATAGAGTATGGGAAGAAAGACTTATGGGTAATCCAGATATGTTTAGGAAAAAAAGAACAGGACTTCTTCAAGACGGTGTAGATATATATAATGAATACAAACCTCAGCTTGGAGATAAATTAACTTATACCCCTACAGAGCTTGCCGCATTAAGTAATTTTCTTGGAAGGCAAGGAACAAGGATTCTTATGGGAGACGTAATGAGAGATGGTATGTCTATGGCTGAAGCGTTGCCTACCTTTTATGGGGCAAATGCAGAATATGATAACAAAACGCCCGAACAGTATATTAGAGAGTTTAGGGCCGCAACTAGATAATTATGAAAACAAAAAAAAGAGAAACTAAAAAAATGGTAAAGTCTCCAGAGGGATACCACTGGATGTCAGAAGGCGGAAGATATTCTTTAATGAAGCACAAGGGAAAGTTTATTCCTCATAAGGGTGCTGCTCTTGAGATGCCTTTTCGTGTTGTCGATAAGCATTCTGATTCGAAATAATCTTTTTACCTAAAGGAGAGTCCTCAAAACCTTTGAGTCTTTTCTTCTTAACCTTTCTAGGGCCACCCTTTGATTTATCGGGTCTGTCCCTAGCAATGGTGGATTCGTTATAGTCTGTTTCTACCTTTACTTCTCCAGCCATAATTCTATACATCTTTGCAATGAACAGCTTTGACTTCTGAGTCAGAGAGTATCTTACTCTATAGTTAAATCTATTCTCATCTCTAAACCACATACTGTCATCTTCATACCCAACAGCTCTTCTATCAAAGTACTTAAATAAGTAGCCGTCACGCACTAGTGGGCCTATCAGTTTATCCTTAGTTTGGAAGTAACTGACCTTTAACTGTTTACCTAACCATTGGCAAGTAAAGAACTCTAGGTCGTGCATAAAGAACAGGGCTTCTATCTGTCTAGGCTTTAGTGTAGAGTTTTTTCTAGCCCATCGTATAGCTATATAGTAAAACTTAGCAGGAGAGTCTGGTTTATTGTCCAGATATAAGAAATCACGAAACTTCTTGTCTTCTTTTTTGTGGATTCGTTTAGATCCCATAATGAATTGAATTAAATGTATCTTTGTACAAAAGTACTTTATTATGGGAACACTTGCAGGAACAAAGGTAAAAGATGCCTACACATCTCTCTTAAAACTAGAGAGTGGTGTGATAACTACTTCTACTAAGGTGGTAGAAGATGGGGCGGGAAACGATTCCGCTCTTAAAATATCTTCATCAACCGTTGAGGTAGCTGGCACATTAAAATTTGGAACTGCGCCCTCTACTGGGAGTTCGGAAGTTTCTGCTCTGCTGTTAGATTCAAATAACAATGTTGTAAAAAGAACTTTAGGTTCTGCTGCGTTCACTACTGGAGAATCTAATTCTGGAACAGCTCCCATTGCTGTATCAGGAAGTAATGTTATATCCCTAAACGCTCCAACAACATTAAGTCAACTAACAGAGTCTACTGTAGCTATAGCTGATAGCTTCTTTATATATGACGCAAGCGCAACAGCTCATAAGTATATAACCATTCAAGACTTAAAAGATTATGTAACTACAGGAGTTACAGCAGCCGCTGGTGGTAGCAACACTCAAATACAGTTTAATAATTCAGGATCTCTTAGTGGTTCTTCTTTATTTACATTTAGCACATCAACTTTGTTTTATGGTGGTAATAGTTTTGTTATAAGAGAGCCAAGCTCAGGATCTGCCTCTACAGCCTTAAGCTCTGAAAGTGCAACTATAGCAAATTCGGCAACAAATCAAAGTTTATTTACAGTTCCTAACTTAAGTACTAGAGGAGCAATAATTGATTATGTTATATATAATTCAGGTGAAACTAGAAAAAGAGTAGGAACATTAGCTGCTGTATGGAATACTCAAGATGCAACTGTAAATCCAGCTTTTTCAGATTCTGTTTTGGTTCAATTAGGAACATCTACAACTTCAGAATTTACTTTTACTGTAGTATATATTGATGATGCTGGTTTGTTTCATATTAGGGCAAGCAATTCAGTGGGAGAAACTATGTATTTTAGAGCAAGCGTTAAATTGCTTTTGAATGCATCATAATGAATAAAGAAGAAGAAAACAAGCTTGAATTTTTTATAAAGGTTAGAGAGAAGTTTGAGGATATAGAAGACCTAGCTGAAGATTACGGTCTAAAGAAAGACTTTATGTCTGTAATGTGCGTTGGTATTATAGAAGAAGACATTTCTCCACTACGCTATAAGGTAAATGCTATTTCTAGTATCTTTGTCGATAATGAAAGTGAATTAGCTTCTTTGATGTCTCATATAGCAGGCTCATATGATAAAGGCGATGATGACTTTAGTAATATAGACTACTGGCTAAACAGAGAAGGTGGAGATGCTTAAATTTAAATTGAAATGGAAATCATTCGTAAAATTATCGTGGGTAACGACCCACTTAAAGCGATGGCTTACTATGTAGGTCAGAAAGCTGGAGCTGGCGAAGTAAACGCCATCTTATTAGATAGAAAACATTTAGACAGATATAAAGAAAGACGATACGTCATTTATATCAAAGATCAGAATGGAGACTTAGCTTTATGGAAGGCTGTAGAAAACGCGCCCGTATTACTTGAATTTGATTGTAACTTCTGATGAGACCACTAAGTAATTTTGTTGTTTACGTTCCTAAGAAAGTGAACGAGACTAAAAAGATAGGAGACGTTGAGATATATATCGAAACTAAGTTCAATGAGTTTGAGCATAGGGTTATGGAAGGTGAAGTCGTTGGCATCCCGGAGAAGTACAAAACGCAGGTAGCTGTTGGAGACACACTTTACTTTCATCATCACGTTGTAATAACACCTCAAGTTATTGATGAGAAGAATGACTTGTATCAGGTTAACTACAGTCCAGACGGTGGTCACTCTACACAATCTTATATTGTGAAGAAAAAAGACACCAATGAAATAATAGCTTTAGATGATTGGGTATTTTTAGATCCTATAAAGCCAGAGCCTAAACTAAAAAGTGATATCCTTGAACTTGTATCTTTTGAAGAAGAGGTAAACTATAAAGGAAAAATTATGTACGCTAGTGATAAGATAAAAGAGCTAGGGTTAAAAATAGGAGATGTCGTTTGGTTTACGAAAAACTCCGACTATGAAATGCAAATTGATGATAAAAAACTATGGAGAGTGCTAATTCAAAATCTAACAATAGTAGAAAAGTAAAATTTACAACAGCTAAAGCATCAGTAGATTTAATTAAAGCTATGGAGTCAGCAATTAAGAATATGACTTCAGAAATACAAAAGCCTGTAGATCAAGATCTTACGGGGTCTGCACGTAAAGCAGAACTTCAAGCCATCAAGGATACTGCATTGGCTTGTAAGGAGTTAATTATAGAGCGTCAAAAGTTAGAGGAATTAGTGTCATCATTAGGAGATAATGGTGAAATATCTAAAGAGATAGATTATCGAGGTGGCTTTGCAGAAAAATTCGTTAAAAAATAATGGCGGGTCTTAAAATTATAGACGATCAAGCTATTGTTAATGTATGTTTCAATGATACGGAAGGAGACATAGAAGAAATTGCTTGTTTAAACATACAATTGCCAAAGAAACCTAAAAAGAAAGACATACTATTTCACGACCTCCCAAAAAAAGATCAGCATTGGAGAAGGTATGATATGCCTAAAGATTTAAATACTGTAACTTCTATGGAAGATTGGTATTCAGCTCCTAAAGAATTCCAACAAAAGTATGCTCCATACATAGAGCAAGAGTTTAGAAGACGAAGAGAAGGTGTTTGGTTTTACAATAATGGTGTTCCAACATACATTACTGGTCATCACTATATGTTTTTGCAATGGAGTAAGATAGATATCGGATATCCTAGTTATTTAGAATTTCAAAGAAGGCTGTTTATTCACTTCTCTGCTTGCGAGGCTGATCCAAGATGTATGGGTCAGATATACACTAAGTGTAGAAGATCCGGGTACACAAATATGAGTTCTAGCATAATGGTAAATGAGGCTACCCAAGTAAAAGAAAAGCTGTTAGGCATAATGAGTAAAACTGGAACGGATGCTCAGTCAGCAGTATTCTCAAGTAAAGTAGTCCCTATATACAAGTCTTATCCATTTTTCTTTCAGCCTATTCTTGATGGTACAACAAACCCTCGTCAAGAGTTAGCATTCAGAGAGCCTTCAAAGAGAATTACAAAAAAGAACAAGAGTGTTCAAAAGGGCGAAGCTTTAGATACAATAATAAATTGGAAGAATACTGTTAGTAATGCATATGACGGATCAAAGACTCACCTTTTATTCTTAGATGAGGCGGGTAAGTTTGAGAAAGGCATTGATATACGAGAGGTGTGGAGAATACACAGAACTTGTCTTTTGGTAGGTAGAAGAGTTATAGGTAAATCGTTAGTAGGATCTACAGTAAATCCGTTAGATAAAGGGGGTCGTGAATACAGAGACTTATATAAAGATTCAGATCCTTTAGATAGAAACGAAAACGGAAGAACAAAGAGTGGTCTTTACTCAATATTCATTCCCGCTTATGAGGCACTAGAAGGATTCTTTGATCAGTACGGTAATCCTATAATCGATGACCCAGAGTCTATGGTTCTTACCGAAGATGGAACTCCTACGGAGATAGGTGCTAAGACTTTTTTGAAAAATGAACGCAAGGGCCAACAACATAACAGCTATGAACTTAACGAAATAATCAGACAGTTTCCTTTTACTGAAGAGGAGGCGTTTAGAGATTCTACAAAGAGTAGCTTGTTTAACATACAAAAGATTTATGAGCAGACTCAGTATAACGATGATCTGTATCCAAATCCAATTGTCGTAGGTAACTTTGTTTGGGAGAACGGCAAGCAAGACACAAAGGTTCTATTTAAACCTGATGTTAATGGTCGATGGAGAATAAGCTGGTTACCTCCAGCAGATCTGAGAAATTTAAGAAAAGTAGAAAACAACAAGATTGTCCCTCCCAATCAAACGTTAGGGTGTGGAGGTGTTGACTCATATGATATAGATACTACTGTTGACTACAGATCTTCAAAAGGAGCTTGTCATATTTACAATAAATTTTCTATACAACATCCTTCAAATATGTTCGTTGCTGAGTATGCAAGTAGACCTCCATTAGCAAAAATATTCTATGAAGATATTCTTATGGCTGCTAAGTTTTATGGTTATCCAATACTCATAGAGAATAATAAATATGGTATTGCAAGATATTTTGAGTCAAGGGGTTATGATGGATATCTTATGGATAGGCCCGCTCATCTAGGCGTAGCGTCAAACCACATAAAGACAAAGACAAAAGGCATACCTTCTAACTCTCAAGATATCATACAGGCTCACGCTCAGGCGATTGAGGCGTATATTCACGATCACGTAGGTATACATCACGAGACTGGAAACTATGGAAATATGTATTTTAATAGAACTTTAGAAGATTGGATTAACTTTAAGATAGATGATCGTACTAAATTTGA